GCGTGCCCCGAGAAACAGCACCTCGCCCTTCTCAAACATTCGCCACGACGCATTGTTGATCTTTCCCGTAAGACCGTAGACGTTGGCAAGATACTTCTTGACCACAGACTCCGAAGGGAACGTCCACGTCTCTGAAAACGTGAACGCTGGTATGGTCACGTCGACGCCGCGGACCTGGTCGCCCTCGATGTCTATAGCACCCTCTACGTCTGGTGCCGTCCCAGGTGCGACCGCATATTTCGACTGGCCAGTGCCGTCCGTAAGGCCGACGACATTCTTCGTATTCGCCTGCGTGATGTGTCCCGTGCCGCTGGTCGTGTCAAACGAAATACTTCCAGATACACCGTCACCGCCATCATCCTGCGAATCCTGGTCAGGTTGCTCTTCGTCGGACTCGATCGCAAGATTGACGTACTGGGCCGAAACCTCCCACCAGTAGTTGCCCAGCCCGCGAATGTCGATCCTGGTTCGCTTGTGGCCGTACTGGTAGAGCGGGGAGTTTTCTGTCGCCCACTGTTCGGCCTCTAGGTAGCCGGCCTTCTGCGACACAAGCCACCGCAGCGTGACCTCACGCTCGAGGCCGCCCTTGTCGTTGGTCGTCAGCCCACCGGAGCCGGAGTCGAATAGCTCGATTACTTCTGGATATGCCATTGTTTCACTTATGCAAACGCGAGCCCGCCCGAACGGGCTAGGCCAACAAGCTCTCTTAGGTGCCGCGTAGATTCGGCCACCGATGCTGCCGTCTGCTCCATGGGGGTTACAAGTGCTTCGTCACCGCCGGCAACCGGGGCGGTTTGCACGCGGGCCGCAGCCGCGATCGCACCATTCACGGCGTTGATGTCTCCCAGCGGGTTGGCGTTATTGGAGTTGCCCTGCAGCATCCCTTCAAGCGCGTCCGCAGCCCTTCCGGTGTTGTCAGCAATTGAGTTCATTACTTGGATTTCGGGTCCGACCCCGATGCGTCCGGCGAGAGCCGCGGAAAATGTTCCAACCGACTTGGCGGTCACACCGCCGGCCGCGGCGTCCATCATGGGCATTTGAAGATCGCCACGCTTCGCTTCGTTCTTGCGAACCTCGTCCGCCTTCTTGCGATTATCCTCGCCCTGCTTCTTGATCCGTTCTCGCTCTGCCTTTAGTTCGTCGATCGTGCCTGGGAGGTTGTCTTTTGTCGCAGCATCGGCCGCCTCACGCTCCTTGGCCCTCCGGTCTCGCTCTGCGGCCCTATCCTGCGACCTGGCATCCGCATTCGGGGACTTTGCCCTCTCGCCCTCAACGCGCTCGTCGACGGCCTTGAGGGCATCCGTCAGTCCGTTCATGGCGAAATCCCAATCAAACGCGGCTTTGAAATACTGCCCGAGCCGCTCAAGCTGCCCCTGCAGCCAAAGAATGTCGCTCCCGAAAAGACCGAGGAAACGGTCGAGTCCCTCGATCAGCATGTCTCCGATCCAATCGCTAACGCCCATGACGGTGTTCTTCACTGCGGAAAACGTGTCATGGAAATACTGCTGCATCTCAACCAACGCGATGGCGAGGTTGATATTCATGAGCTGCCACGCGGTGCCGAAATCAAGCGACATAGCGGCCGCCATGATCGCGTCCATTTCGCCCCGGAATGCCGGGGAGAGTCCGTACATATTCGCCAGCATGATCGCCACGCCGGCCGTCAGGGCGGCGGCCGCGATTCCGATTGGCGACGTTAGTAGTGCCAAGGCCGCCGACAGCACAGCCACCCCAGCGGCGAGCGCCTTGAATGCGAGCCCGGTGGCTATGAGCACGACACCCATCCCGACGAGTGCCACCGTGGCACCGACCGCTGCCGTTGTCACGCCTGGGAATGCCGAGATGAGGGCTGCCACAATGTCGATGAACTTGGCCGCGGCCGCGGCCGCATAGCCGATGTTTGGCCCGAGAGCCTTCGCAAACGCGATCGTCAGCCGCTCGACGGCCGCATACATCGTTTGCAGCGCACCAGTGATTCCGCTCATGAGGATCTGGAACTTGAGCGACACCGGAAGGTTTGATTCCATCGCGTCTGCAATATCCTCAAACCCAGCAACGCCAACATTCAGAAAAGCACCGACCACCCGGATGCCGCGGTCGCCGAACACCTGTCCGAGAATCCTGTCACGCATGACATGGTCGACGCCCATCAAGGCATCTTCGAGAACTCCGACAATCTGGACGAGCGGCAGAAGATCGCCGTCGGCATTGCGGAAGCTCTCCACGGTGAGCCCGATTTGGGCCAGTGCGTCCTCGGACTCCTTGGCCGGAGACGTAAGCCGCATCAAGGCCGTTTTGATGCCCGTGCCGGCCTCCTCGCCCTTGATCCCAAACCTCGCCAAGACCGCGAGGCCTTGCGAAATATCAAAGAGCGATTGGTTGAACAGAGCACCGGCGGACCCGACTAGGCCGAACGACTCAACCATTGCGGCGATCGACGTTTCGCTGGCATCCGCGGCGGCAGAAAGAGTATCGACGGCCTCGGTGGCAGAGACACCGAACGTGTTCATGCTCACCTTCATAAACACGGCCGCTTCCGCCATCTCAACGCCCGAGACTCGTGCAAACTCCACCGCAGCCTTGCCAGCACCCTCGAGCACTTGCTCGAGCGACATTCCGGCTTTCAGCAGTTCAAGGAAAGCCTCCGCGATTCCGGACGGGGCGATATTCATGGCCTTAGATAGGCCGATGGCCGCCTTCTCGACGGCCTGCAGCTCGCCGTCCGTAAGGCCGGCCGCGGCCTTCATGCCGAGCATGGCATCCTCAAACTTGGCGGCCGTCTTTGCCGCGAGCACCATCGGAATCCCGAGGGCCGTTCCGACGAGAGACATAGACGTGCCGAGAGCCTGCATCGTCGAGCCGATAGCCTTGAGCCGGCCCTGGACGCGAGCCATGGCTTGCTGGAATCGTGTGTCCTTGGCGTAGATTTCTACGAAGGCACCACCGGCACGAACTCCACCGGCGCCAGCCATTCTTAGTCCCCAAACATTTCAGCGAATGATTTCTCGTCGAGCATCTTTGGTTTTGGCTTGTCGTAGAACGGATTGAACTCGTGAGGCTGGTAAGGCTCCCGCCTCTTCTTGGGATCCCGGTGAATCGAGTAGTGCTGTGCTACGACGGTTGAGGTGTGACCCCACGCTTCCTTTTGCTTTGCTGTTGCTGCCCAGACGAGGCCGCGGAGCGTCCATTCTCCGGGGTGGACTCCGATGACGCCGGCAAGCTCGTAGCAGAGCTGGTAGAGGTCAAGAGGTTCTCGATCACGAGGTCCATCTCCTTCTCCATGTGATGCACCCTCGACTGCATCGTCTCCACCACCATCGCGTCGGCCTGCCTCGCCTTGTCGAGAGCCATCTGGAGCGCTGGCCTCAGATCCTTCCGGCAAAAAAAAACCACTTCGTCTAGCAGGGCGTTGCTGGCCTCGTGCAGCGTGTCGGCATTGAACCCGTCTGCAAACTGCTCCGGAGTGAGGCCACGCGACTCGACCTGGTCCTGACACATCGCGTAGAGAACGCGGCCGAGCGTGAAGACGTTGTTGATTTCTTTGAGGCAGTTTTGCGTAGTGGGGAGGTCGAGCATGTCCACGCCCGTTAGCGTCTTGGCACGCTCAAAAGCCCCGAGGCTTCCGCGAATGCTCCACAGCCGACCCTCAGTGTCCGTAAACGCCTTCATTAGTTCGCCTTAGTGGCCCCACTGCCTAAGAGTAAATCTGGCAACCACCGCGTCGTCGATGCTTTCGTCGGCCGAGATTTCGTGAATCGTGAACTGTGCCAAAACCGGCATCAGCCCATTCTGCGTTGTCACCTCAATAGGGGTATCTGAAAACTCGGCGGATCGGAGAACTGCGACATCCTGCGGATCAAAGACCTCGACCTCCACCTCATACGTTCGATGAATGACCACCGACGATCTGCATAAGTGCCCGTAGCCCGTGGCGTCCACCTCATTGGTGGTACGCCTCACGCCTACGTCACGCACGCTTTCAAGCGTGAAACCGTTGACCCTAAATACGCACTCGCGGCCGAGGACAAACTTTTCAGTGGGCACGGCTCACCTTTTGCGACGAGCGGATCACCCAGCGGTCTTGCGGAGGTTGACCGTCCACTCGACCGCGTTGTCCAAATCCTGCGACTCAGAGATGCTCATAACCTGGAATACGCCAGTCGGGCTCACGAATGGGCCGGTCGGCGACAGCGTGCAGGTGATCGTGCCGGTCGCCCCAAGCCCCGGAATGTCATGGTCGAGCACCGTTACGTCAATCGTCGTGTTTTTGCGAACAAAAGCGAACTCCTGCTCGTCACCGCTTCCGCGGGTGGTGACATCAGTCTCAGCCGCGGTCTCGCGATTCACCGAGACGGTTTTCACGTCCTTGTTGGCGATGCCGTTCGAGAACGTGAATGTGCCATCTTTGCCGAGGTAGTAGGTGTGGGCAGTAGCCATTTTGTCGCTAGCTCCTGATGCAATGCGGTTAGGTTAGTGTACCTATACGCCAGTATACCTGTAAACCTACGATCCCCTGATGAACGTCCCCCGGCCAGACTGCGACGCGCTAAACTGACCGCCGAACGCTTTGGCGAGGTCGCCATTGGCGACGGCACGCATGAGTGCCGGGTACATGTAGGGCCGTTCCGGATACCTCACCACCCGCCGCTGCGACGTGGCCTGCCACATCGCCCCATTGACCGGACGGCTTCCTGGAGCACCAGTCCTGGTGATGACCTGGCCGCCAGGATAGCGGTTGCGAAATACCCACACGGATAGGGTTTGCGTGCCCCCGAACTCGTGCAAATAGGGCAGCATCTTGCCCTTCTTGCTTGGGCCGACGACGGCCGACCTGGTCTGTGCGTCGAAGTAGTTCCAGAGGTTTCGACGGAAGCCGAGCATGTGCGAGTAAGGGACGTGCGTGTGCGGAGGTGTGCCCGGAGGTGACGGCGGCCTCGTCTGTATTTCCATCACTCTGGTCTCGATCGCACGGCGAGTCCGGTTGTTCGTCCCCGGCCTGTTCGCCAGCTCTCTCAGTCCCACGCCAGGGTTGTCCTTCATGATTTTCAGCCTCGGCCTGGCAGACCCCATCTTGCGAATCGACCTCCTGGCATAGTCCTTGATTCGCAGCGACCCCCTTGAGAGGGCTTTGTATTCCATCGCACTCAGCGCCGACTTCACTGCCGCCCGGTCAAAGAACATGCTGGTGCTGACCCGCAGCGAAACGCTTGGGATTTGGAATCCGCCGCCCATGGCTGCGGCAAACGGGTTTCCGCCCATCGGGAAAAATGCCATGACTATACCCCGTCGTTCTGTCGTGGAACTCGGTACGCAACCTCGATTTGAGCCGTGAAAATGCGACTGTCGTTCAACGCATCACGGTCAAACATTGTCTGAAACGACGACGAGTAGTATTTCGCGTTTTCCGGCATGATCTTGGCCGAGATTGTTTCGCCGCGGATCACGTCGATTATTTCTTCGCACAGCCGCATGAGCGGATCGACTTGCCCATTGCTGCCGTCGGTCGCCTTGGCGACGATCACCATGATCGAGTGGGTGAATAAGTCCTGGCCTCGCGAAACCCTCTCGGTCTCGGCCGGCCCCGGAACCACAGAGACACGAAGCTCTTGCAGGTCCGGCCGGTCGTAGTCCGGCACATACTTCCGTGACGCAACGAACGGCACCGAGAAAATGTGCGATGTCAGTGCGGTGGCGAGCGAGTCTGCGATTTCTACGGCGACTGACATTGTTATTCGGCCTTGGGGCCGTCCTCCGATTCCATTGTCTCTAGTATGCGGACGTTTTTCTTGAGTCTCTCGTCATTCGGGTTTCGGCTGACCGCTTCCCTGGCGTGCAGCAAAGCCTCGCTGTAGCGACCCATCTGCATGGCAGCGGAGCACGCTAGATCGGGGACGGCATCCGAGTAGGCCGCCGGATCGCTCGCGTGCGAACGGTTTTCGTCGGAGCAGTTGAGGGCTTGCCGTGCCCAGTAAAGCGTGCCGACCGGATCCCCCTTCGCCCACGCCAGCCCAGCGACGTGGAAAAAAGCCTCCGGCTCCAGCGGGCTCTCCAGCATGGACCCGAGGATATGCAGCTCCCCACGCTTCCCGTCCCGGCGAGACAGCGCCCGGCGGGCGTAGGATCGCTCGTTGGGAGCCCCTCCCGGCATGGCAAGGTATTTCGCAAACTCATCCACGCACGCCGGATCGTCGGCGTAGTCCATTTCGCGGGCGAGATACCACTGCATCCGGGCGTCGGTCGGATTCTCGCGGACGGCTTGCCGCAGCAGCGTCAGGTCGGTTTTGTGGACCTTGCCGGGTTGCCGGTGATGGCGGATCACTACGCCGTCGGACACCGTCTGCACTTCCTCACCGTCCCACCGCACCAGCCCCTCGTGCGTCGCACCGGTCCACCGGTAGCCCGTGCGGGTGTGAATGCGGTCGCACCGAAACCGGACCTCGTGCGACCACCAGTACCAGTAGCGGAGTTTGGTGGTCTCCGGCTTCCAATCACGCTCTAGGGCTTCCCGCCAGCCGGGGTCGATGGCTTCGTCGAGGTCCAGCCGGATCACCACGTCGGCGTCGGCCGGGGCGTGCATCAGCGAAAGGTTGTGGGCGTCGTCCCACCGCCACGGGATCGGAGACCCGCGGGCCACGGTCACGCCAGCGGCCTCGAGCAGCTCCACCGTGTTGTCGGTGGAGCCGGTGTCGGTGACCACGCGAACGTCGGCCTCCCGGCACGACGATTCCCACCGCTCGACGTTGGCGGCTTCGTTGCGGGCGAGGGCGTAGATGGCGACTTTCATGTAAGGATCGCCCCCTTCCGAAGCCCGTCATCGAAATACTCCACCGCCCTAGCTTGCTCCTTGGCGAACGTCTCGACCGCCGCCCTCACCTCCCGGTTGTCGCAGTCGTCGGCGAGGATCACCCGGCTGCCGGCCACCAGCCGGAGGTCGGCCAGTGCCCCGGCGTAGGAGTGGTCGCCGTCGACGTGAGCGAAGTCTGCCGGCGGCAGCGACTTGATCGCGTGGGAGTCCACCACGACCAGGTCGGCGTCGATCTGGTGCTTCGCCACCAGCCGCCGCCAGTGGGCGAGGCAGTCGTAGGAGTCGGCGTCCATCGCCCCGTCGATGCAGAGGTAGTGGGCACCGGGGGCCGCGGCCTCAAACGTCAAGAGCGAGTAGCCGCAGCGGGTGCCGATCTCGATCACGCTGGCCGGCTTGTAGCGGCGAAAAACCTCGCCCTTCATCGCGTAGTGGAAAATCACCCGACTGTCGCAGCCGAACCAATCGTCTTCCCGCCAGTTGCTTTCCAGCAGTTTGCGGACGGAGTCGGTCCATGCCACCGATGCTGTCACTCCCATGCGTCACCCATGATGTTGAGTACGTCGGCGATCGGAACGTAGGCCAGCCACGCCTCGGCGTCCCGCACGCCGAACGATGCCACGAGCGTGTCCTGGCCGCTGACCGCGAGGCCGGCGGCGAACTCGATGCTGCGGGTTTCTCGGAACGCGAACGGCTGGGATACCCGCGTGATCCGCCAGTCGGCACCCTCGTCGAACATGACGAACCGGTGTTCGTAGACCCGCCGGCCGCCGGAGACGGCCACCTCGTGGACGATCGCCCACCACAGACCAGGAGCCCATGGGTGCTCGACGAGCTGCGAGCCGCCGCGGAACCCGCGGGCCACCAGCGGAGCCTCGGCGTGTGCCGTCACAGTCCAATCGTCGCCGCACTCATTGACGATGCACGTCCGGCCTTCGTGGCTGCACGAATACAGCCACTCCCTCCGGCCGGTGATCGGCATCCAGTTTTTTTCGTGCCGGCCGCTCACGGTGTCGTGGCAGCGGAGGTCTTGGATCCGGTCGAAGGTCTCCAGCTTCCCGACGCCGATACGGCAAGTCCCATCGCGGTCCGCCCAGTTGCGGATCGTGGCCGACGCGATCAGCTCGCCTTCTACGGAGTTGAGCCGCACGTCCTCGAGCCCGGTCACCGCGAACCCGCTGGCTTCGTAGTCTGCGGCCCAATAGCGTGCGTGCCCGTCGCCTGGTTCGACGAGGCAGTTGAACGTGCGGATCGCTTCGCGGTCCTCCGGCGGAATGACGTAGCGACCGTTTTCGTCGATCGAATAGTTGCTTGACCGCACGTTGACGAGCAACCGGTCGCCGTGACTGACGACCGAAGGATTGAACAGCGACCATCCGACGCGGGCCGGCGGCACGTCGATCTTCGTGAACTCCGCGGCGACGCCCTGGTCGGACAGCGTCCGCGTGTACCAGGTGCGATTGGACCGGACCTTCTCCTCTTTCTCCGCGGAGAGCGGAAGCCGCATGAGCCGTTCGCACGCCCGGCGGCCAGCGTCGTGCTCGCCGCAGTAGTAAGCGTGGGCCGCGAGTCGGTGTAGGTGTTCGATCATGCCGGTGTTCACCTGTTCACCGGTTAGCCTAGCGGGATCGGCGTGGGCGTAAACCCCGGATTTTCGCGCCGGAAGTCCACTAGCTCACAGGGCTAGGGGACTCCTCTGGCACCAGTTGCGGCACGGCGTCGGTGGCAAACTCAAGGTCTGCCAGCGGCACCACTTCCACACTGGCGAAGTTGCTTGCATCCAGCCGTGCGAATCCCGCAGCGTAGATTCCGCCTTCCGCGATGCACTGCGGCAGGATGTCAGCAACGTGGCACCACCGGCCATCAGCGAGTGCGGCAGGGTACACGGTGCAGCGAGGGTCGCCGTACCAAGAATGGTAGTTGAGCATCTTCTGGGCGAGGGGGGTGTCGAACACAATCGCCAACGTCTGGAGCGTGGCGGTGTCGGGCAGCGGCTGCGAGAGGAAGCCTGCGAGGGTCATGCTCTACCTAGTGCTGATTGGAATGCGTTCACAGCGTTTGTTAGCGACGTAACTTCCGCAGCCGACAAGCCAGTGCCTATGGAATAAAACCCATAGGTGCGCGGATCAAAGAACGTATTGCTGATGGTGCTGTTTCGGCTGACAAATACTGCGGCATTTAGAGTGCTGGCGGTTGGAGTTGTCGGTGTGGAGTTTGGGGCGATTGCTGTGCCTGCGGCATACGCCACCAGCGATGTCGCAGAAGTCCGCGAAGCAACCAGCAGTCCGTTCGCGTTGTTGGTCACGTTCGCAAACGCACCCCACTGAGCGTAGACGGTTCCATCTGTGGCAACACCGAAACCACTCCCGCCCGCCAAGTTCACGCCAACCATCCCATGAAAAGAAGAAGAACTTGAGCGGTTTCTGCAATACACAGCCGCGTGCCCGCTGGTGGTGCTTGGCAGCGTGTTCATCGGGAAGCCGGTGTCTAAATACTTGCTTGTCCCATTCCCCGTCAGCCCACCGCTCGCCCCCGTCTCCGCGTAGTCGGTGCCGACGCCGACGAATGCGTTGTTGGTATCAGTCGCCCCGCCATACTGCGTCCCGCCAAGCGAAGGCCCCCGATAGAGCGGCACCAGTGCGGCGTTGAGATTTGAGCCGCAGAAGAGATTGAGCCGGTAGAAGCGGTCGCGTAGCGATGCCGCGTCTATTCTGCCGCAAAAATCAGAGACCGCACTCAATGTTGTGGCACTGACTGAACCGCCGTTAGACAAAACTCTCGTTTGCCACGCAGAAGCATCGGGGTGCGTAGACACAGACGACTTTTTATGGAACACCACCGGCAGCCGCGTCCGCACACCACCGCGGGGCCACGATCCTCGAGGGGTCATGCCGTCACTCCCACAAAGGTCGTGTGAATCCTTCGCACCCGCTGGGAGCGGTCGCCCCACTGCCACGGGTTGCCGGCACCAGCCGGCAACGCGACTTCGTACACCCGCTTGACGCCGCTTGCGTCGGTCTCGGTGATGCGGTCGCCACGCACCGGGGCGTCCGGCCAATCCGATACGCCAATGAAATAGTCGCGGGTCTCGTACCGGATGATCTGTCCGGCGGCATCGGCAGCCTCAAACCGCGACCCGCCGATCGTCGCCGGCACCACGGATGGAATGAGCGACCCAAGAGCACGGTACTCGACGTTCACGGCCATGTGGAGCTTGCGTTGCTCCTCAAACCACGTCACGCCCTTTGCTATGAGGTCTTGCATCATGTTCACATTGGTGCCACAAGCCGATGGCGATCACGTCACGCATGAGTCACCAGGTGCGAGAGGGGCGGGCACGGCCGGTAGCTGGCCGCACCCGCCCCCTTGCGTGGGGTCGATCACGAACCCGGCCAGAGGAGCACCGACACGGTCGTGTCGGCAGCAGCACGGGCACGGGCGAGGTAACCGCAGTTGGTGCCGGTCGTGGCGTGAAACACGCCAGAGACCGAATACCACTTGATCGCGTCGCCTTGAGCACCGGTTGCGCCAGTGCCGCACGGGCCGGTCACGATGCCGTTGGTCAGCACCGCACCGAGTTCGTTCGCGGCAATCGCCCGGTCGGCGAGTGTCACGAGGGAGCCCAGGACAACGATGTCGCCCGCTGCCACGGCGGAAGCCGGCGTGTAATCGAGCTTGTCGCCATCACTACGATAAGAAGCCATTTGGAGAAACCTTTCAAAACAGGGTGGTTGTTGTTTGTTACCCCGGCCGGCGGGTTTTTGGCCCGCCGGCCGGGAACGATTTTCACGTCACTTATCAGGCAGTCGCCATCCGGTAGGCACCGCGGGCTTCGGCCTTGGCAACGCCGTAGCTGAAGTGACCGCGAACCTGGATGCCGAGCATGTTGAAGTCCGCCTCGGCCTGCTGCACCGTCGGCAGCCGCTGGCCGTTGAGGAACGCGACTTCCATCGCCGGCAGTTCGGCCGGGTTCGCCATGAGCCACCAGGTCGTACCGCTGGTGAGGTACGCACTGGAGACCACGCGGAACCGACCGGCGAACACGTTCACATTTCCGCGAGTCGCGTTCTCTCCGGTGATGAGCACCGACGAGCCCATCAGCTCCTCGGCCGTCATCTCCAGCTCCGGCGGGACGAGCAGGAGCTGCGGCGTGATGCCGAGCGGGTTGCCGTCGGGGTCGGTCAACTTCCGGTAGGAAGCCACCGCCGTCCGCAGGGACGAAATCTGCAGGGCGTTGCCGGCCGCGGCCGACTCAGCCCGGTAGAACGACGAGTTGGACGCCTGGAACTCTGTCCAGAAATCCTTGTTGAGCTTGACCGCGGCCCCTCTCCCCAACCTGGCAGGCACTTGGGTCAGAGCACCGAGGTCGTCGTTCACGATGTCGACCATCGTGATCGAACTCATACGGCCGGTCAGCTTGGCCCGGATCGTCCGCGTCTCGTCCGAAGCGTCGGCCGACTTCAGTTCGCCGGAAGGTCCAACGTCCTCGAAATCGAAACCGCCGTTGAGCCGCACGCCGGTGACCGTCTTGTAGTCACTGACGCTGCGGATCGACGCGATCTGGTCCCACGCCGCTTCGACAGCGGTGTAGCCCTGGAGCAAGAACTTGCCGTAGGTCGCGGCGAGCACGTTGGAGATCGAGTGAGTGGCGAAACCACTCGCAAGAACCTCCCGCACGTTGCCAGCCGAGACGCGGGCGGGGCCGTGATACCCGTTGGCACGGGCGGCCTCGACGAGCACCTCCTGCAGCGACGTGCTGCCACGCCGACGGTCAGCCGCCTCGAGGGTCTTCTGGTCGAAGACCTTCTCGACGTTGCCGAGTCCGCCGTTGAGGCAGAGAGCCGCTTCGATCACCCGCGGGTCATGAGCCGCCGAAGCGTCCACGACGTGGGCAGCCGGAGCCTTGGGCCGCTCGGCACGCACCTCGGCGAGCCGGTCGGCACGGAGCCGTTCCAGCACGATGTTGGCGACGGCCTCGGCGTCAACGGTGTTGGCACCGTCGTTGCCGGCAATCACCTTCTGGTCCGCGGCGACAATCGCCGTGGCTTCCGTCGTTGGCACGGCGGCCTCGACGGGCTTCTCGTTGAGCTGCTCGCTCATAGTGGAAACCTCATTCGCCTCGGCGGCGATAGCCGCGGACGTTGCAGAGTCCGCACCGAACAGGACCACACTCGTCTCGCGGAGAACCGCTCCACGAGCAACGCTGATTGGGCCAGGGAACTCGCGACCGTTGACGGCCACGCTTGCTCCCGCGGCGATGTTTTCGATTGAGCCCACGTCGGCACCGATGCTCGCTTGCAGCGGCACCCCGGCCTTCGCGAGAGCGATGAGCTTGTCGGCCGCTGGCGTGCCGCGGATCAGTTCCCCGCGGAGCATGAGCTGGTTGCCGTCGTTGGTGGCTTCAAGACTCTTGCCGATCACGCTGTCGAGCAGCGGCATCTCCTTGCCGTGGGCGTAGAGAATCGGGATCGGACGCGAAGCGTCCATGTGTGCGAGGTCCACCACCAGCGGGTTTCTCGACCAGCCCTGGCGGATCGACGCCCCGGTGTAGGCCACCAACTCAAACGTCGGCACAGCGGCCTCGTCGGCCGCTTGCACGTTGAGGGCCGCTGACAGTTCGATGCGATTGCTCATGAGTTGGCGTCCTCGGTTTCTCGCTTGTAGACGCCTTCGGCCCACGAACGGCCGGCGTCACCGCCCCACAACAGCCACGCAATCTTGCCGGCCGACGGGTAGCCGTCCTCGCCCTCCGACCACCCTTGGCCTTGCTTATCAACTTCGTGGCGTGCGAAGTAACTCACCATCCGCCCGATCGTGTCGAGCGACAGCGATCGGCCGTTGGCAATGTCACGGGCACGAGCCACGCCGATCGCCGTGCCGCCACGCCCGTACTCGCGTCGCAACTCAAGACCGCGACGGGCCGCGTCACGAGCGGCTTGCGGGGGCCGGTAGCCGTCGGCGGCCTCGATGCCGTCCTCGTCGTCCTCGGCGGCCATTGCCGCCGGTTGGGCGTCAACGCCAAGCTCACGCTCCATCGACTTCTCAATCGCCCGCTGCCGCAGCACGATCCGCCAGTCGCGGCCACGCTTGGCACAGACTTCGGCGAGACTCGCCATGTTGCTGCCGATCATTGCGGCGTCGGCGTCGGCTTCCTTGAGTGGATCGACGTGTTCAAACCCGTCCCACGTCCACGTCCAGTTCCATGTGGCGAACGGCGGGAGACCACGCGGGAGGATGCCGGCGGTCACGGCCTCGTCGAGCCACGACATGAGCAGCGGGTCGAGGAACACCCGTTCCATGTCCGACCGCTCGACGGCGATCCGCTTGCGATACACGAGGTAGTCGCCACGCATCGACGAGTAGTTCGCGGTAGACGAATCCATCGCGGCGACGATGTACGGCATATCCAGCGACCGGGCGATCTCGTTGAGCATCCGACGCACGAATGCGTCGTGCGACGAGGTCGGGTGCTCGGCCCGCATCTGGACCGGCTCCCACCCGTCGGGGGCGGCGATCGCCATCCCGCGGACGATCGGCATCGTCTCGAGGGTGGAGAGACTCGCGGCACCGGACCCGTCGGCCGGCATGGTCGTTTTCAAGATCGCGGCGAAACTGGCGGCCGTCTCGGCCGCCGTCACCACCGCGAGCGTGTAACGCCGCAGAAGGGCGAACAGCTCTAGCGAAGGGGCGATCTCCGGCACACCGCGGTGCTGGCCTGGTCGGGTGGCGTGATACCAGTGGCAGACATAATCCGAGTCGATCCACTGGCCGTCCAGCGTGAATCCCGGCAGCAGCGATCCGGGGTGAGACCTCGCAACCCAGTAGTCGGTGACGTTGCCGTCCTCGTCGAAACGCACGCCGTCAACGTCGTTCTCGGTCAGGTAGCCGACCGGCGAAATGACTTGGTCGGCCTCGACGAGTTTGAGGTCCAGTTGCACGCCGCGGAGTTTGGAGTTGTTCGTCTTGAGTCCGAATACTTCGCCGTCGGAAATCTTGGAGGTCTTAGCGATCCGCAGCTTGCGGGCGAGGTCGATCCGGTCAGCCCAGTCGAGGAATGCCGTCTCAACCGACCGCACCGCGTCGGGGGACACGTCGGGGCCGAGATCGAGTTGGAGACGCGGGCCGGTGCCTACGAGGTCGTTGGACCAGGTGGACGCGATGCCGGCCGCGTATGAGTTATTTCGAAGCTCGTAGCGGGCACGATTGCGAAGGATCTGGCGGATCTGCGGCTGGAGTCCGGCGTCGGCCGAGAGGTTGTCGGCCCGCGACCAGTGGTTGCGGTTCAAGTCGGTCGTTTGGGCGGAATCGTACTTGGCACGCACCATCGTCGAGATCGCCGCCTTTTGGGCGTCGATCGTCGACTGCATGGTGGACCGTGATGGCCCAAGAATGCGTGAGAATAGGCCCATTCTCAGCCGGCCCCCGGATACTGGCACTGGGCATACCGGATGCACGCGAACGGCGAAGCCGTGCTCGCGGCCCGCGAACCCAACACGAACTTCGCGGCCTCGACCTGGCGGTCGAGTTCGTGCTGTTCCACCTCACCAGCGTCGGTACGAGCACGTCGCGGCTGCGTCAGATTCGCAGCGATCGCGTCGATCACCTCGTCGTTGGTTGCCACACGGTTGCTCCGGTGCTTGAGAGCCGCAAAACGGCCCCTAACACCAGTGTACCAATGTCTACTACCACGACCGGCTAGAGAAACTCGATGAAGACATCGCACTCGATCTCGTCATCGACCTCATCCCAAAATGCGTCGTCGAGATAGGCTGGCATGGCGGTGTCTCCTTACCGCCATTTTACCCAAGCCGATACGGGCGTTCAGTAGGCCCGATTCGTATGTCAAAACGTCGCAGATTAGTAGTTTTGTGTATACGTTCGCGGCTTATGTCGCGAGTGGCGACAAGCGGGCCGCTGCGTTATTGCAGATATACGGGTCCGCGTATTCACTAGTTCTCAGACCAATCGTTCCAGCATGGCCCGCAACGCAACCGCCCGTTTTCCATCCTCAACGTGGCCCATCTGCTTTGCGCCTTGTTCGTAGATCAGGGCCGCAGTCTCAACCGCCTCCCGCTCCTCGTCGGTGAGGGCGTGTTGGCCGGAAAGGCCATCAATGATTTTCTCGCGATCCGCGTCTGTCACCCACAGCATGACGCTGTACGGTGCCTCATCACGCGGAGGTGCAGGAAGACGCATCCAGTGAGTTGGCCTGCCTGACTCATTCCAGCGCAGGCCGGGTTGAGATTCATCGTCGATCTCTCGCCACGCCATGCCGTATGCGGCGTTTCCCCAGTGCTGGTCTGCATCGCGGAATCCCAGCACGGCCCCGCCCTTTTCGGGCAGGGATTCTTCAACAGAAATCCACATCGAAAGTAATGTCCTCATTTCGTCCTCTCCAGTAGTGCGCGGAGCGTAGCGGCTGCGCTGTCTGCGCGAATGTATTTCATTTGGTTGATCGCAAACTTCAGAGAATCCCGTTCCTCGTCGGTGAGTGTCAAGTGTTCCTGCGAAGAATCTTGACACGGCCCAGTACCCCAGACCGTTTTTCGCCACTCGGTCATCTGGTCGTCAAGGTCGCTCATTTTGTCCTCTCCAGTAGGTTGCGAAGCGTGTCAACGCGATCAAACTCTTCGCAGTTTCCAGCGAGTTCTTCCGCCCACTCCACCGCCTCCCGCTCCTCGTCGGTGAGCGTGGGCTGAAAAATCCTCGCAATCCTCCGCGCCGCAAGCCTCGCCCTGTCTTCGGCGTAACTGTTGCCGCCCTGCCACTTCTTTGTGGTGCCCTCGCGATACCACCGCATGGCGCAGTGGACGATTTCGGCACCCCGCTCCAGTTGGGATTCCCCGTGAGAACCAGCGGATGCAGGAGACATCGCCTTGTCGTCCTGCGGTGTAGTTTCGTCACTCATGCGATGCTCCTGATCCTGCGTGTTCTATTACTCGCTCCAGCCACACCATGCGCATTGACCAGTAGCGACCACAGGACTCCAGTTCTCTCGCCCTCGCACGCCCTCGCACGCATAGCACCGGACAAGAAATAAACGGCCTTTGCTGTCCCGAAAGTTTGGCGACCGATCCTGCAACGTCATAGAACCAGCGGATGCAGGAGACGGCTCGGAACCGCCCTGCGTGTTGTCATCGCTCATAGTTCGCCGCTCCTGATCCTGCGTGTTCTCACTTGTCGGCACAATCTGACGCTACGGCCGCTAGAGTCCGCTCTAGCAGACCGCGAAGCGTCGCTCCTGTACGAGTGCCGATGTAGAAATCGCTCGCCTCCGTAATCGCCTTTCGCTCCGCGTCGGTGAGCGCGAGCGGCGTGAGGGAGCAGTGCAGAGTTGTCTTGCCGACAACGTGCGGACACTGCACCGTTTCGCGTCTCTCTACTGCACCGTTCCGCAGCCGCTCGATCTCGTCAGCCGCCTCGCGGGCCGTCGCGTACTGCGAGTCGGTGTAAACCCACGCCCGCAGCCGCTCCACGATATCACTCATACCGCCACCGCACCGTGATGTACGTCCCCACAAAAGCACCGGCCGCCAGAGGCACGACATACGCCACGTTCTTCGCGTAGGTCACGACGCCGAACGCTAGGAGCGAGTAGATCACCGACGAGAGGGCCGCGGCCCGAACCGCCCGCCGGTCACCAACCGCGATGATGTAAGCGGCGTACAGAACGTCAACGACGACATACGTCACAAACACGATCGCAGCGGTGACCGGCGAGAAGTCGGAGAACATCAGCGGCACTCGCACGCCGCGGCCACGGGCTCGCCGTGGCACGACGCCTTGGCGGCACGCTTGGCCGCTCGAGCATCCTGCCGTGCGGTCTGCCTGGCCGCGACCCGCTGGGCCACCGTCATCCGCCCATGGCACGCAGCGGCCTCGCCGTGGCAGCCGGCAACCGCCGGAGCGGCCTCCGGCGATGCACCAGCGAGGGCCACGCCCACGAGGCCAAGAAACGCCGCCATCGAAATACCCAGGATCAGACGAAACACGATCACCGTCCTTTCGGGGAAAGAGAAATCACCGACCATACCGGCGGCACGCGAACCACCGGCCGTGGCCGAAGGCCACGCCCTGGTCGATCACGGGCCACCCGTTTCGCGAGAAGCAGCAGTTAGCGAGTGCGGCCTGCGGGGTAGGGCCGGACCCGCACCCCTCGTATCCGCTGTTGCCCCCATGGTGGCCCACGCGGCCTTGGCGGGCCTGGATCTCAGCGACCCCTTGGGCCGTCGAGGTGTCACTGACCATGCGGCACTGACCGTTGGCACACGACCGGCTGGCGTAGATCACGTCCTGGCCGACGGCTGTACTGCAAACGAGAACCGCGAGAAGCGTAAGAAGTCGCATCGGTAGTTCCTTTCGGAATGAGGAATCGAACCGCCCGCAGTCTGCCCAATAGTGTACGGGCGTCAACCTCGCCTTACCTACCCATCTTGTCAAGCAACGCGGCCCGTCGGGCGGCCATTTCCTCGCGTGTGATGACCTTTCGCGGCGGTGCTTTCGGTGCCTCCGCACCAACGGCCGACACTCCGGCCACGCTGGCAGCCACCGCGGAGCCGATCAGGCAGTCGAGGAAATGGTTGTCGCGGCCGGGGATCAGTTGCCACTCGTCCACCGTGCGGCCGGTGGATTTGTTCTCTGTGCGAGTTGGAAACTCTGCGGCGATGTGGTCGAAAAGCATTTCGTGCTTGCCCGCGTGAAACGTGAATGCCATCGGGTCGGCCGAACCGAGTTTCATGCGACCGGCGATCAGCGATTTCCAATAGTTCGTGTCAAAAAGAATGTGCCGCTGCTTCTTGATCGTCGAGGTTCGCCAGTGGGCACCGACCCGCTCCCCCGGCTCCGGCTTCGCGTCCGACATTGTCCGCCGGCTGGCACCGACGTAGCGACCGTGAGACGGCAGAAGCCGCGTGCCGTGGGTCGACCGGCGGGCGAAGTCCCGCGTCACGTCTGCGGTCTGTGCCCAGTTGGCGTCCACCAGGAGAAGGGCTACGCGGTGGACCGCGTCGGAATCCTCAGACTGAAACTCGCGGCCGAGTATTTCGCGAGCGACCACCTCGAGACCAAGGTGCATCGCGTCCGCCAGCGGGGCGTTGCTGGCCGCCAGCCGCAGCGTCCGATCGACCTCGCGGAGCGTGAAGTACGAACGGTTCTGGTCCGGGTAGGTGCCGTATCCCACGACGTGCCCGCGAAGCTGCGAACCCCACGCACAGATCGCCCAGTAGAGACACGCTTCCTGCACGTCGACGAACGCGGTGAGCGTGCTGCAGCCGGCCGGGACCACGAAACGCGGCACGTTGATCGCGTGATCCGCCAGGTCAGCCGGCCGGACGGCGTCGGTCCGCGACTCGTCGGCGATCGGCTCCTGCTGATACTCACTCGCGAACACCTCCGGGCCGTCGTCGATGAGGGCGTTATAGAAGTGCTGGACCGCCGACAACTCTTGGTCGCGGTCGTAACAGTGCTCCCAGTAAACCTCGCAGCCATCATCCATCGCCGCCTGGTTGGACCGATAGAACTCGGTGGCTTCACGCCACGCCCGGAGCTGGTCGCCGTCGATCTCTTTGTCGTAGGTCTGCCGGATTCGCTTGTAGTCGCCCATCCAGAGGTCATCGTGCCGCTTCGACCATGCCCGAACGGCCTTCACGCGAACACCTTGCCATGCCGGGTCCGCGAGGAGCTGGTCGATCACGTCGTCGCGTGCGATCACCGTGGCGTTGCAGACCACGGCGAGAGTCTTGCCGTGACCGCCAAGTTTCAGAATGTTTTTCTTGATGATCGCCAGCCGCTTGGCGATCTGCACAGCGGATGCCGCCGACTCGTCGGTCTGAATGTCGTCGAGGATCACGAGGTCCGGCCGGGCCTGGACGCCGTCGGCCCGCTTGTAGCGAAGACCTCGAGACGACGCCATGAGACCGTGGCACGAGACGATCGCACCGCTGGCCTTGCTGCCGGGAATCTTCGGCAGCACGATCGTGTCGGCGGTCCACTCGATGTGGGTCGACTCGCCGTTGTACGTCTGCCCGGAGCACCGCTGCGGCTTGCCTTCGAGAGCCCGCACGGGGTGGCAGACTTCGGGGAAGTCTTCGTAGAGTAGATCGTTCTCGTTCAGTTCCATCTTGATCGAGTCGATCGACATTTGGGCCTTCGTCGACTCGCTGCCGAACACCGCGACGAACGACCGGCGACCGGTGAGGCCGCACCAGATTGCGAACACCTCGGAGCGGGTCGTCTTACCGCTGCCACGCGGGAGGGCTTCGATCGACCGGCCGCCGTTGTCGGCCGCGTCCTGGCACCGCGTGTTGCCACGCTGGTGGTCGGGGGACATGGGCCACTGCCCGGTGGAGTGCGGGAAGTAGGTGACAGCGAAATACTCAAACGACGCTTCGGCTTGCCGGCGTCGGTCGGGGTTTTGCACCGGCGGGATCTCGCCAATGTCGGCACCGCGGCGGGTCCGCTCGCGTGTCCGCTCGATGTCTTGGACACGTTTGCGCTCGGCCGCGGCGACCTGGTGCTCCGGGGCGGATTTGGGTCTACCCATTGCCAGCCCTCGCGTACCAGTGGGCCAAGAGGGCCGCGTCGGCCCGCCCGTCGTCCTTCACGCGGGCGAAGACGTGGGCGTACCGCGGCCACAAGCGGCTTGCCACCAGCCGGTGCTCGCCCTTGTCGCGGCTGACGCCGATCGCTTTCGTCCAGCTTTGCGGCCGTACCAGCGTCAGCGGGAATCCGAGGGCCGAGATCACGCCCTCGACCAACCCGAAGCCGCGGCCGAAGTTGAACGCGGACGTGGCTCCGGACCCTTGCACTCCTTGGACGTGCTCGAGGACGACGTGATTGGGCATATACGGGAAGCCCCGCTGTACGAGGTGGGCCAGCCGGGCCGCGTCGATCACCCGCTTGCCGCGGACCTCCGCGACCGGCATATCGAGGACGTGAAGCTCGTCGCCGTTGAGGAGGGCGAGGGCACCGGAGAGGCCGGGGTCGATGCCGAGGATGGTCATTGGGTCACCTCCACCACCCGCAGCGATCGGCACACCCCCGGATCCCACACCACCAGCCCGTCGCGGTGCAGCCTGGTGATCTTCTGGTACACGTCGTTGACGTTGACGCCGAAATGATTCGCGAGATCGCGTATCGACGGCGGGTAGCCGCGGGCAGCGGTCAGCTCCACGATCGCGTCCATGACCGCACGCTGCTTCGCGGTAGTGCCCGCGGAGCGGGCACGGCGGATTGAGGTTGAGGTGACGGTCATGCGGCTCCTCCGGCGGTTGCACGTTGCTTCTCGATCGTGGCTTGTAGACGGGCTGCGTCGCTGCCGCTCCACCCGACGGCCTTCGGCCGCTCGTCGGCCGCTGGGGCACCCTTCGGGGTCTTAGGGGCGTCGTACTGACCGCCAAGCACCTTGGTGACGAACCCGTCGACCGTGAACTGGTGCAGCGTCACCGGGCTATCGAAATACCGGCAGCCGGCCAGCCGGGGGATCGCTTCAAGGGCGGCGGCCAGCCACCCGTCCTGGACGATCACCGCAGCGGCGTGATCCGGGGGGTTCGCCAGCTTCCACGGATTGCGGCGGGTTGCCGGTCCGGCACCGGTGTTCCATGCCCGCCGGAGGGTTTCCCATG